ATTCTCCTGATAATATAATTCTCAACAAGATTCCACACAAGTATGATGAAAGCGCAACTCCTGGAGAGACAGAAAAGATACTGAACAGCATCATATACAACAAGAGAAACATGTCAGTATTTCATGATTACATGTCAGTCTGTTTATATCCTGACATTGGAATTTATTTTATGATGATGTTTGTCGGAGAAGGAGGAACAGGAAAAAAACAGCTCGCCACATTTATGCAGGACTTGTATGGAGAGGACAACGTATCAAATTTTACTCTACATTCGATATCAAGTGACGATACAAATCAGATTGAATGTGCAAATTCCATGCTAAACATTGATGAGGACATGTCACCAGATGATATCAAGAATATCAGCGTATTGCTCAAATGGTGCACAAGAGACAAGTTTAGCGCCAGACCAATATATGGATTCCCTGTAAAGTATAGACCACAGTCAAGACTCATGGCAAACGCCAATGAGCTTTTTGAGATATCTTCACTACAACATCAAAAACCAATGTATGATCGTGTGCATATAGTAGAACTAACGAGAAGATTCAGAAAGACTGACGAGGAAGTGACAGATATAATCAAGAAAAATACAACTGATGAGAATTATAACTATTACATTACACGAGCACTAAAAAATGCAACAATACTATACAAGACTCAAAAAGTAGAGCAACTACAGACTCAGAAAGAAGTCGAAAATATCTGGAACAAATTTGGCAACAGAGTAAACGAATTCATCAAGTATAGAATAATACCAATGCAAGTAGGATTTATAACAAAACAGGAACTTTTCGAGGCTTGGGACGATTTTGTGTATGTTAGGGAATATTCTCATAGAACAAAATCGCAATTCTTCTCAAAGATTGAAAGCATACTGGACCAGCAAGCATCAAGGAAGAGATCAGGAGATAGAGAGTATGGGTATAAGGGATTCAGATTACTCACTGATGGAGAAATTGCAGACAAGGAGCAGATGAATATATGAAAAAATTAACAAAAGAGAAAAGCATCATACACTATCTCTCAATGAGTATTTCTCTTGATGTGCTTGGCGTGTATTACACCAACAAAGAAAAAAAATTCATACATTACAAAGAATTAATAAAATTTTTAAAAATCTCCAAAGAGCTCTCATTTTATTACATACGACACTTGACAGATTTAAATCTGATTTATACAATAAAATCAAGACATATTGAAAATACAGTAATGGGATCAAAAATTACAGTCATTGGAATAAAATACTTTGAGATTTATCTCAAGATGTCACGATACATTCAGTATCAAAATGGGAAAAAATTATGAATGATAATAATAGTAACAATAATGATACTTATGGAATATGTGTCATATGTAACGGCACGACAGAATTCGGAGGAAAAACTTGTCCATACTGTAATGGAACAGGAGAATGGAACCAACTCGCAGAAACATATCTCAAGACTCATATCTGCCAGTGTATATTCTGGGACAGGAAATTTTGTCCAATTTGCAAAAAGGAGTATCATCATGATACTCACAATCTCCAAAGTGTACCATAGACTCAGGATATGGCGGAATTACTACATCAATGAAACAAAAAGCAACAGAAGAAGAGGAAGATCTGATTATAGCATGAAAGTATCATCAGACAGAATAGAGATGGCATCAAAATATGACGGCTACTGCAAGGAATGCAGAGATCCATATGAAGAGGGAGATAAAATATTCTGGAAAAGTGGGGAAGGAGTATTGTGTGACGTATGCGGAGAAGCAGATAAGATACGAAAAAAAATTCCTCACACAGTTCTTCACACTACAACAGCAACAACTCAAAATAGTGATGATGATAATAAAATTACAGTCCCAAAAGAATGGCTAGACATGATGAAGAAAAAAATGAGCATACTCAAAAAGAGATACAGCTCCAAATATAATGATGACACCATAACTACCATGTCAAACATGATTGATGATATTTTAGGAGAGATACAATGAAAGTAACAAAACCAGTCCCTCAATGGATAAAATTACAGTCAAAATACCCTGGTAGATGCAACAAATGCAGAGCAAGAATCAATATTGGAGATGATATATTATGGAAGAGTGATATTAAAGGAGTCAAATGTTCGCCAGAATGTGTAAATTACAAAACCCCAAAAGTGGGAGCGTGGGCTGATTCCACAAAAGCAGAATTTGAAGATATGATGAATCAATCAGATTTTTATGGATAACTATGTATTTTTTAAAATTTGTACTAAATGATGTATATTGATACAGTTCTCAGTGTGACATGTCTTTTTTATCCGATATATATCACAAAGTTCTTTAAAATTATCAATGTCATGATATATTGCAAAGGCAGCATAATGAACTCCTATATTGACGCCATCTTTACAAATTTTCATTAATATTGATTCTGACAGATATAAATTCGAATTCGAAGATAATACTGAGTATATGATACAATTCTCATCATTCATGAGGAATAATTTCTTTTTTTCAATGTATTGCTTTAAGATATTGTAATTATTTGGTGTCTTTGACCATTTTCCTTTTCTTAAAATATATACTCCACACATGATTATATGATTAATACATTATAAAATACATGATAATTTAAAGTTTTGTTGAGATATTTACAATAATTGGTATGATATATCGTGTACAGTATTCGTCCATAGACGTATGGACGTAGCTATTGTATATTTTAGTCACTAATATTTATATCACGCCCGGATACCATCAATAAACTTAGAATCTTTAAAGTTTTTTTTAACTTATTCATCAACTGTATAATATAATAAAATATAATATCATAAAAATTGTTTTGGACGGACGCCTTAAACAACTGTAAAGTCATTTTAGTCACTAAATTGTTCTATGGTGTATGGTAAATAACAAAAACACGTCCAAAAATATTTTCATGACTAGACGTTTTGTATGATTTTGATACAACTGTTCAGTATATCATGATATATTGAACAGTTGTATGACTAGACTCTAATTGTATCACAATAGATCAAAAATCATCAAAATCCGTCCAAAATGATTTTCACGTTACATATCGGACATTTATGATTAATATTAATATTAGTCATAACATATTTAGTTATGGTATATGTTACAAAATTCTGATTCTGAACAGACAAATACAGATCTCTTGCAAGTCGGTGGAATTTCTGAGAGAAGTAATACTGAGAAATTAATTTATGATCTTATGCTTAAATACCCCGATTTAAACGACAGAGAAATTTCTGAAAGAATGACATCAAAAAGAGTAACTAGTATGACGGTGAACAGGTATCGGCATAAACTATTGATCAGATTGGATGTGTCATTAGCTCAGGTTCTAGCGGCCAATTTCTTGCGAGATTATTCAATGGCTGCTGACGCATTCCGATTGCAAATAAGAGAGTTGAGAGAATATTTGGAAAAGAATGAAAAAATTGTAATTGTGAAAATGAAGGAAGATTATGAAAAAGTTAAAGTCCCACTTGATCCAGTAGAATATATAAATATTCAAAAACAGATTGCTGACTTGTGGAAGAGTATAATTTTTTTGTGTAGACAAGGAGAGGCAGTTGAAATAATGAAAGCCGTGCGCGATAATATCATGAGCATGGATGCAGCTATTATATCTCATAATGAATCGATCAAAGATAGTAACGATAATAGTAACTATGAGAAGAAAGATAAGACGAAGATACTCAAGGTGTTATGAATTTGGTGTATATCGAGCAGAAGAGATCATAAAATGGTATTGAGAATATTTAGGATAAAAAAACAACATCTTACAAGGATAAATAATCTGGGATGTATTCCAAAATGTTTCAAGTGTGGTGAAGAGATGAATCTGAATGATATTTGTGCGAGTAAATCACCAAATGGTAAATTCAATTTAAAATGGTATCATGAAGGGTGTGCAAAAATGGTGAATATTATATAATGACTGGAAACGGATTCGCTGATTTATTGCGAATGTCCAAGACTGCTAATGTAAATCTGAAAAGGACATATGATAGAGGCTTAGATTTGTGTGAAGTTCTGGGAAATCTACCCTTTTGTTGCGATGATGATACTCTTCATATTCGCAAGCCTGATTATGTAACAAATTTTGAGGGTGATGGTTGTTGTCTCACACATAGAGTTGGATTGCCTAGGGACTCGGCCACAAATGAGGAAAAATATCCTACACCATTTCAGATTGAATTCTGTAATAGAGTGATACATGCCATTCTTGGTCCGACATGTGACGTATCAAGAAAGCTCAAAAAATTAAAGAAAGAGTTTCTCAAAAAGGCCCATAAATTTCATATCAATAAAGGCCGTCAAATGGGATTTACTGAAATTGTATTAAGAATAATTCAATATTTTTGTTTTAATCGATATGCAGGATATAATGTTGGAATACAAGCTGGAACCAATGGAGATTTAGCAAAAAAAGATTTGAGGAGATTCGCTTTATTATTTAAAAATATCAAGAGCACAGTTCTTGGCTGGGAGCGGGGAAAAGAAATGATATTAAAAAATGATGTTCATGTGGAAGCATTCAGTGCATCAGAGGAAGCGATGACTGGCCGCACAAGATACAAATGTGTATTTCAGGATGAATCATCAAAGTGGCGCACAGTTGATGATATGCCCGTATTCAATAGTATAATGCCGATCGTAAACACTAACGGATCAGATTTGTTTCTTGTCAGTACCCCAAAAGGACCAATGAAGATGTTTTATAAAATACATTGCGATCCTAAGGATTTTATTAAAATGAGGTTTGATATCTGGAGAACTAATGGAAACATGCACACAAAAGAAAAGATATTGGAAATGATTAGAGACGCTCAGGAAGATCCTAATCAGGAATATCTTTGCGAGTTCACTATTGGTAAGGGATCAATATTTGGAACTGTGACAAAAGAAGATAGATCCGACTTTATAGCTTGGTCCGTTGATGATGAGCCAGGAGAAGATGACACATCCTCAGAAGAAATTAGTAATGATACAGACGCAAGCGATTCATACGTAGAAACTGAGGAATTTCTCTTTACAGATGAGGATACTCTAGTCGCTTGATTATAGTTCAATACTTTATATCATTACCAATCAATAATTAATTAGTTCTTTGTGAGCTATTCTCTTTGGATGTGCTGAGATTGGAGCATCTCAGTCCATCATTTAAATTTTAAAATATTCGATTCAATTCTTGAAAAGTATATTAGTATAATAGTATCATTCAAGACATGGGAAAAATGGGAATACTAATTGATGACAAATTGGAAGCTGACTTTAGAAGAGCCATATTTTCAAATATGGGAATGAAAAACGGCCATATCAAAATCGCTATGGAGCAAGCTATAACAATGTGGATCAAGTCAATGAAGAGGAAATCAACATGAGCGAATTTTATAGCTTTGTCAATAGTGACGAGTCTCCAGCAGAACACAATATGAGAATTTTTAAAGAATTTGATGTTATATTGGATGACTTTATAACATGAAATCTTTCATAGTTTCTGATCTTGATCCTGCAGAAGCAGGAGATCCCGCAGCCAATGTTGTGGTACAGGGAACTTGGCCTGAAAAAAAAATCTATACTAGAATGGCAAAACAGTTCACACAACATGAAAGTATCAGGATTGATGTAATATTACAATACCTCCTCAAGGTCAAAAAGAAAATAAATCCTCATGTGATGTCTATTGAGCGAAACAAGCAGGGAAACAAGTTTGCTGATTACTTTGACAAAAGAGGCTTGGTCCTAAAACGTGTCAGTACTTCTGCCAATCTGAAAGACTCTACTAAATTACTTGGGCTCTCAGTGGATAAACCCTATATGGTAAAATGGCTGACTTTGCAAAAAAAACATCATAACATATTATTTTCAAATGATACCACTGATAAGGATATGCAGGAATTAATCGATCAGATTCCTCAGATAATTAACGTCCGTTCGCCTGGAGGTTTTGCACAACGCTCTCAATTAGGGCGTCATGATGACTTATTCGTTTCTTTTCTTCGCTGTTGTAATGTAATTCGTCTGTGGTGGAATGAAATGGATACGAATAAGGCCGCTTTTGAGACAGCATGATGGCTCAAGTTAGATGTTATGATAGAATGGATCAGTCATTTTTGATATAATTTTAAAATATTCGATTCAATTCTTGAAAAGTATATTAGTGTTATAGTATAATTCTAGACATGGAAAATCAAAATATAATAATATTTTTAGACAAAATTAAAAAAAATCTTGAGCTTGGAATGGTTCCTCAGACAATAATGGATATACAAATGCTGATAAAAGAACTGGAAATTACAGAATCCAAGAAAAAAGGAAAAATAATTTTGCCTCTAAACAATGAATTCTCCAGTGATGTTAAGACATTATCAGGAAAAGTCAATGAGATCATATCATTTATCAATAACAGATTTACATATTGATGATAGTAACTATCATGCCAATAAAAAACAAGAAAAAAATTCCTGGACTTGGAGGAATTACATATGAGAATTCTAGTAACGATGATACCACAGGAGAAGCAATAAATGTTTCGTCCAGTTAGAATAAAAATTCCAAAGACTGCCTCGATTGAGGAAATTATTGAGGTCATTAACAATATACAATTAATATTTAATCCTGATCACAATGATCCAGAGTTTTCAAAGTGGATGTATGATCATAAAGACTGGCTTATTCCTGTAGATATATAATGAATTATGAAGATGATCCTGACAAGCTGATAGTAGCTGCATTAAACCATTCAAAATATCGTGATATGTTCGGACTTGTTGTGGTATCGGCATATCCAAAATATAAAAAAATTACCGTAAACTTTGCACGAGAATGGAAAAGAGATGACATGGATGATATTCATGGAGCGATAAAAAAATACCATGTGCTCCAAAATTGGGACAAGCTAGTAGTAGAACAGCTTACAGGGCAACATATAATTTCAAAAATTAAAAGTTCCTGCGATTTGACAGTTCACACAATAAACACGCAAAAAGATATGAAAGATCCGGAGGGTATCGAGGATGTTATTATAATGGACATTACAGAAATGGTCCAATTATTTCTAAAGTTAAAGCTAAAGCATCAGATACTGTTTCCCAAGAATTCTCCAAAAACAATCAAGGTGCTAGAATTACAAACCAGCATATTCATGGAACATAGCACAGAAGCAGGAAGCATGAGCTATTTTGGACCAGGAGATGAGAATGATCATTTGATAAAGTCATTACTTGACTGTTGTTTTGCAGTAAGAAAAGAAATTGAGCTTGGAGAGGTTGAGAGATTGGTAATTGGACCATTAGATAGAAAAGAAGATAAGTTTAATGATTTATCTCCTATTCTTGATATGGATAATCTGAGCAAGAAATTTGTATGGTGAATCATTTCAACTAATATTTATATATAAAATAAAATGCTCGTAATATGCGCGCATGGATTTAAAATATAAAATTCAAAGATGTTTAATTTCTCATTCTGAGTGGCCGGACCAGGAAATAGCTGATATTTATGGTGTCTCAAAAGGTAAAGTTTACAGAATCCGCAAAATTCTAAATTCTCCATCACTAAAAATAGCAGAAAAAAAGCAAGGATCTGCCATATCACTTGAAGGATTTGAGGGGATGGGTATAGTCACAAGAAATGAAAAGGGAAAAGTAATTGAGACAAAACTTGATCAAAAAGGCAAAGGATTTACTGCTATTGGTCCGCTTATGGGAAGTCAAAAGCTTCTTTCATATTCTCTTTTAGGCCAAGAGCCGCAGTATGATGAGGATACTGTTAACACTTGGCATCCACATATGGCTCTTTCAGTGTATGGAGAAAAAGAAGGACGTCCGCTTACAGCTTCTGAAATAAGTACACATACACAACTTTCAGTCCTGAAAAAGACTCGCAGGTTTGTTCCTACATACTATGTCAATCCGATGCAAGAATTAGATTATATGACATTTGAGGCAATTTCAAGAAGTACGTTTGGCGGTCCTCTCATGATGGCAATTACAAAATTTATCATAGGCACTGGATTTCGTCCAGAGCTTGAACTGATAAATCCAAATACTGACTCTGATAAAAATCAAAAACTCATTGATGAAAACCAGGATGTAATATCAAATCTTATGCAAATAGATAATCAATTAAACTATAATGAGTCAAGCGAGATTGACGTATCATTTACTGACAAGCTCGCAGGAATGGTATTAAATTCAATTTCATACAATCGGGGAGCTTTGATGTATGAGCATGATCAGGTAATTAAGATAAATAACAAGTCGTATAAAGAAATTCCGTCTTCAATAATTTCTGCACATCCGAGAGACTTGGGAATTACAAAATTTAATCCTGAAACTGGAAGAATTCAGGCAGTGCAATGGAGAATGGCATACGACATGCGAGGATCTGATGACATGTTGTATCTGTGGAATCCAATGACTAGTGCAAGGACAAGAAACTCTTGGGGATATGGCGACTCGTTAATGACTCCAATGATTGATCCTCTCAGAGTTGTAAGGAAAAATATCGGTGTAAACTTTCAGGCTATGGCAGAAACTTCATATGCGGGGCTTGGTTTTTTAGTCAAAAAGCCATATGGAACTACTACATCGCAAAAGCAAAAAGAATGGGGGGAAATAGCAACCAATGCGACTCCAGCAGCCATAAACTTTCTTTTAGCAGATCCGAAAGATGTGATGTTTCACAACGTCAACTTTGATGCCAAGGTAAAAGAATTTTCTGATTTGAATGAGGCTCTTTTAAGATATTGTGTAGCATGTCAGGGACTTCCTCAGACAATGTTCTATGATGAGTCCGCATCAAATAGGGCTACAATGATTGGAAAAATTCAGCTCGCAACAGCAACAACAATTCAACCAATGAGAGAATGGATTTCAAGAATGATATCCGCACAATGGTATCAGCGATGGTTTAGACTGTTATACAAATCAGGAGACAAACATGATATTTTAAAGAAATTTAGGGTCAGATTGGTATTTGATGATCTTGATGTTGAGCAATGGTTTGACTTGGTAGAGGCAGCAAACAAGATGGAATCAAGAAAAGAGCTTACAGACAAAGCTTATGGGGATAAAATAAAGCTCAAAAATTATTCTAACATGGTGGTAAGTGGAGCTCCTACAAATCCAGGAGGAGACAGCGGCTCTAAAACATTTGGAGCAGATTCAAACGGAGAGGGTGGATTTGAGATAAAGGATCGTGCTTCAAAGACTGCAATAAAATAATCCCATAGAAATCTTTTTATTCTAATTATTCCACAGAATTATATGGCGATTGGAGATCTAAATTTTGATGTTGTAAGTATCCCTGTCGGGGGAGATCCTGTAGCACCTGTGAGCGGACTTATTAAAAATTATGTTCTTGCAAACTTTCCAGCAGGATCAGTATCTGTTCATTTGTTAAGTGTGGAACTTGTAAAAAATAACAAATCAATAATTAAAATACTTGTTATATCAAGACAAGAAGCATAACATTTACTATAATAGTATCATTAAAATACTATATTATTTTTTAATAACTCATGTCTAAAAATGAAGAGACTATCGAAACTTTAACAAAAAGAAATGAAGATATCATAAAAGAAGCTAAAGATCTTCAGGTAAAGTATATCGAACAAGGAAAACAGTTAGAAGCTGAAAAGACAAAAAATGGTACTCTTGAAAAATCAGATCAGTCTGTTATATTATCTGAAAAATTAGAAGAAAGTGAGAAAAAAGTCAAGGATCTTGAAAATCTCATAACTGATAATAATTCAAAAGCAAATACACAGATTGATAAATTAAGAAAGAAAATTCAAGATCTTATTGTTGAGCTCTCAAAAGGATCAGGTAAAAAATCAGTAGCTGAAAAACCTAAACCATCAAAACCTGGCGTATATCAGCGACAATCAAGAAAAAATGAGTCTGCTGAAACATCAGAGAGAAATCAATAACTTTTTAGTGTAATATAACACTATATTTTTTGAATGTATCTAGTAGCTCGACAGATTGATCCTAATAATCTTCTCACAGAATGGAAAGGAAGAAAAGGAAAATTTGTAAGGACTTTCGGATTTAATGATGAGCGAAACAACAATGAATGGCGTGTTACGTGGGAATCCATCAAGGAACATATCTCGACTGCCTTAGGACGGCCAGGAATAGAGTTTATGAACTGTGATGCTATGGAATGTACTCTTGATCATGTTGAGGCTGAGTCTTTTGAGGAAAATATTGAAAAGCAAAAGCCTTTTGCCAGAACTACCATTATAGATTATATACCTGATGAAGATACTCACACAATGGATCTTATTCATGAGGTTCATGATGATATTTTCTGGGAAAAATTAAAAACTGGAGAAATAAAATGGGTGTCTCCGATGGTGTGGCCTGCAGAGGGCGGCTTTGAGGTATCAGGAACTGGACGAGCCGGACTTCCTATTATTGACGCATGGCACTGGAAATATGTTCATCATGCTTTTCTTGAAAAAAATCCTGCGTATGGAACTGTAGCTGGAATCAAAACAATGTGTGAGGGTGATAATTGCGGAATTCAAATGATGTCAGCAAAAATGAAACAACTTTCAGCAGAGACAATTTCTGCTCCGGGAGATGTGCTCAATCCCCTAAAGGAGATCCCTCTTTTATACCGTCACAAAAAACAACTTCATTTCGTAACTGCATCACAGAAAGTAAAAGACATGATAGTTCAAAGAAAAAAAGATGGTGTCACTATTGATGACAAAGAGCTTGCCGCAATCTTTACCAAGTGTGAAGATAAACTTAATGAGAATAGTTTTAAAACCTGTAATTGTAAAAAAAATATCAAAATGCCTGAAATAACACAAGAAGAAGCAAACAAGATGAAAGAAAAATTAACTGGAATGGAAAAAGACAATAAAGATCTTGAAGCAAAATTAAAAGGCATGGAAATGGATGAAGATAAGAAATTTAAAGATACTAAAGCAAAATACGCAAAATTATTTGGTATGACTAAATCAGAAGATGAAGAGAAAAATATCTCAGCAGCTGTAAAAGGCATGGAAGATGAGAAAGAAATGAAAGCTATGGATGAAGCTCTTAAAGAGCACAAAGCAATAAAATCTATGGAAAAAGATGATCCTAAAATGGAGGCCATGTTTGCCAGAGTTAAAGATCTAGAAAGTGAAAAATCAGCTAGCATGATTAATGGATTGGTAGCATTAAGAAAGTTTGATAAAATGGATGATGATAATTTGAGAGAATTTGAAACAGGATTAAAAGCATCCACATTTGATGAAATTAAATTACAATTTAAAAACGAAGAATATAGAATTAAAGCACTTCCAGCAAAAGAAATTTCAGGATCTCAATTTGGTCACTTTGAATTCCCAGATGTAGCAGGATTAGTTGCATCTTCTCAAGAACTTGGTGGATTAGCTGCCAAGACAATTAATGAACATAATCATGATGAGGATACTGAATAAAAATGCCTAATATCAATATTCTAGATGATGGAGACGTACCATATCCTCAGTATTCAGTTACTCAGGTTCAAGGATTAACTATAGGAATTCAGCTTGAAAAAGGTAAAATTTATACTAAAAATCCAGTAACTGGATTAATCATAGTTACAGATCCTACAGATTTTGACGTTGGAATGTTTCAAAGTTTGGTGAAAACTGATATTGACAGCGTAGTAGGTGACGAGGCACAGTTTTTACTACCAAGATCAAGAATCATAAGAAGAATAAAAGATGGTGAAACTCTTGTATCAGGAGAGGATGTCTCACTTGACGGAGCAACTGGATTTATCATAGCAGGAGCAAAGACTGACGCTCTTTATCTTGGTAAAGTATTTGAAATTTATACACGTAATACTAACTTGACTAAAAAGAAAATTACAGTAGATAACGACAGAGTAGTAATTGATACGGTGGGTATCTAGAGGTAATAATTATGACAAATGAGCAAACAGAATTTCACGGGTCAGTAACAATGTATCCAAATGGCACAATATTCGCTGGAGGAGCAGAAAAAGATAGTCTTTATCCAAGAAGCGGGATGATTGGTAAAATTATTCCAAAAGGAAAAACAAGAGTACCATTATACGCCAATGAAGCAAGAGCACTTTTTGCACATAACAAAGATACTAGACTAGCAGTAAATCCAGATGCACTTTATGCAAAAATCAAACAATTAGAATATAATGAAACATCATTAGCACGATTAAAAGCAGCAACTATAGCCACAGGAAATGCTCAAAATCTTACACACTTGCAACTAATCAGATTGTTCCCAGAAGCACAAGGAACTCCTGATGAATACTTTGTACTTGATAATGCGTATGTGGTACGAGACGTATCAATGTTAGAGTATAGAGAGTCATTTAGAGACGTTGCCACTTCCGCAGAATATCTAGGAAGAATGGAAGAGTCAAAAAGAAACAAGACAAACTATGATGAAATTAAATATGATTTGCCTAAACTCGTAGATAAAGTCTATACTCCAATAGAGGACATTATGCGAACTATTATCAATCCTCAGGAAATCGACTTGAGCAATCTTGACTGGGGAATGAAATTCAGAAGAGAAAAAGAGGCAGCCAGAATACTTACAAAGATAGGCAATCCTCAAAGTGTGGATTCATTCTTTAACTTGTCAACCGGAGCTTTCCACAGTACAAACAGATCAGCATCACAATTGAATAACTTGTTTAATCAATTCCTTCAAGCTGAGGATGTCTATATCGATTATGTAGTTATGAACGCCGACACACTTTCACAATATAGTGAAAATACTTGGACTGGAGCAGGAGGACCAAATGGAATCACTCCTATCAGAGTCTCAGGGTATGGCGTAATACCAATGCCAGGAATCCAAGGAGTGACAGCAGTAATATCTCCATTCGTTCCAAACGATACAATTTATGCACTTAATAAACAAAACGCTTTGAGATTGGGTGAAGGACCTAAAGTCATGAGAAGATATTATGATGAGGAAAGAGATTCAGAAGCAATCAAAAAATTAGACTTTCACGAATACTTGTCTGTAAATGACAGAATTACAAAATTAGACAGAAACTTTGCCATGACTATTACTGTTGGATCTTAGAGAAGAGTAATATTTTTTAATTACTTTCATTTATTCTAATCATGGGTGTAAACTATGGACAAAAAAGAACAAGAATGGAATCACTTCACGATCTTCCCCCTACAGTACTCGAAGCACTTGGAACTCACTATTTAGTATATGAAAAATACGACTTTGAAGAGACTGCAAAACTTGTAAATGCAAATCTTGACAAAACCCAAGCCAGATTTAACAAGAGATTTAACTTTCCTCCATCATAGAGTATCATCATGAGCAGTATAATCAATGAAAACTTTGATGTCTTTTGTACTGTAGAATATTACAAAAGTCAAGTGCCAATTAAAAACAAACTAAAAGATGATCAGATTTTAGGAGCTACAAATGCCGGAAACAAGCAAGTACATACAGACATATTTTCTCATGTTGACACTCCAATAGGCAAGGGCAGTATATACTTTTCAAGATGTCGAGATGCTGCATATTATTTTGCCAGAGCATATTTTTTGAACAGTATTGACTTTTTTGACAAAGCCAAAAATTTTACCACACAATACCAATCAACAATAGACAAACTAATTCTTGAATTCAAGGCTACAAGAACAGATAGAGAGCTAAATATCATGATAACACTAGATCCAAGAGAGAAAAAAGTTCCTCTTCCTACACAAAATGATATATTCGTTTTTGATGAGTTTGCGTAAAATTCATCAAAAACAATATTTTAAAATATGACTATATTTTATAAAAATCAAGTTGGTAAACTATAAAGCTATAAATACATTTCCAGTAATTAAAACATTAAATCTAGTATCAAAAAATGCCTTTATTGAATGGCTTGCAGAAGATGTATCAATAACTTTTTCAAAGCCATCATCCAGACAAATGGGAACTACTCTTGTCTATGATTATACATTTCCTGAATCAGGAGTTGTAGAATATACTCTTGATGGTGGTGTTACATGGCATGCCATAAAAGAGAATACTAATCAGACTGGATCTCAAAACAAGTTTATTAGAATAGCTGATGGAATACCAGTTGATCCTATCCTGCTTAACTTTAGATGTTCTGTGAATATTACAAATCTCATATTTGTTTTAGGTGAGTTATAAAATGTGTGCATTACAAATGATAGAACCTCCACAGGGAGAAGACAATCGGTCATTTTCCATACTTCCAAGATTAAAGTCAAGAATATCACCCCCTCAAGGAATTGGTGGGGGAGTTATTCCTTCTATTGAAAAAAGAATATTGCAAACTGGAATTATAGATTCTGTTGATACCTCGTTTGAACATTTCATTAATTTAACAATCAATCCAGACCAAATAAAATCAGGAGAAACAATAACGGACTTGCCTATTTTAATTCATGGCATACTGGGACCTGATGAGATTCTAGATTCTCAAGCCCGTGATTTGGTATTATATCCTCGAAATGGAACTGCCGGCACACCACTAAAATTCTGGATTCCAGACTTTGATATTAGTACAGGTGAATTTTGGATGAAGGGAAAAATCCCACTCGCACAAGAACTTGTACAATTACAATTAGCTTTCAAAAAATCATCAGGAGTTATTGACCTCACAGATAAGAACGCAGTTTATGACAGTTTTTACACATCAGTATATGAGATGAATCAAGACCCTCAAACTTCATCAATACTTGACTCAACATCAAATAACAATGATGCAACTTATTCTGGAACTCCTGCAGGTGCTATTCTTGTAAATGGAAAAGTAGGAAAGGCAATAGAGTTTATCGAAGATGGAATAAATCAAAATAATCTACAAGTATCCGATACTCCAGCCCTTAGACTCACAGGTACATTCACAATTGAAATAGTATTCAAAATCACAAGTCTTGCAGGGAGTCCAAATTTTCCTATGGTATTATGTAAGGGGTCAGTCAATAGTTCATGGTTGATGTTTACGAAAACTTTTGCACCAAATGAATTTGCTATAAGATTTAGAATTACTGAACGAGTTATCCCTTCTGTTCTTATTCATGATGTTATTGGCACCGCAAATCTAAATGATGGAGAATCTCATTATGCAGCAGTAACTTTTGATGATGATGGAAATTTGAAATTATATGTGGATGGTGAATTGGATAACACTACAAAAATCCCCGGTATCACAAACATTTCAAATACTCAACCTTTAGCCATAGGTGGATGCTTCGATACTCCAAATCAGGGATGGGATGGACCATTAGATAATATCATAATTCAAGATGGCATAGTGAGAAGTCCAGAATACATCAAGGCTAGATTCAACAGTCTAATGAATCCCGACACATTCATGCATTTTGGAAAAAAATTCAATTCATCCGATAATGGTAAGAAGAAGGTACTCTCAACTGACGGATTATTAAAAGTTCTCAAGACACGTGAGGTTCTTGCATAGTTGTCACTTGTACCTGAAAAACTAAACGAACTTGGTCCAATAATTCCCGCATTAGAGTTATTTGTCTTAATGCAAGAGGGAGCAGGTGATGCAAAACAAACCCCACTAGAACCAATACTGGATTTAACATTAGGACCAAACACAGTATTTTTACGATCAGAAAATGATTTGCCTGCACCCTCTGGTGGATTCATAACGTTAAAACAAAATACGGAATACATACAGATTAAACGCTTTGATTATTCCACTCCTATACTTGTACCAGCTGGATGGAATGGAGTATTTTCTGCATTTGCATACCAAACAAACCGTATGAGATATTTAGGAATAGGTGCTGCAGTTAGAACTCTAAACATACAGGGAACAGTTACAGATGTTATTAATTCTCCTGCAAATCCTGGAACCCATATAACTATAATAATAGGGGCAAATACGCTGCAAGATGGACAATATGTAAATCTTGTTGATATGACAGTTTCTGATTATGATGGTGTCGCATTATTAATTTCAAATAGGACTGCAACAACAATAGATGTAGAAATTTCTTTTAATGGTAATGCTACAGGGACTTTTGATACTGGTGTGGCAGGATTTGATCATAATTCATTCGTGTTAGTTGGGGATGGAACAAATGAAGCATTTGATATTTCTATAAGCAAAGCACCAAATTCATCAGTAAAACTTTTGAACTCTGGAACATTTGGTTTTAATAATATCGGAACTATTCGAAATGGAATAGTAGTCGCAGATGTTTACGGCACATCATCCCTTGAAAATGGATTGGTTCTAGAAAACTGTGATACTGGAAACGTTGGCGGAATACTACATGAAAATCTAAACCCTGCTAGCACGACAGCTATAGGATTAACAATTACAGGTGCATTAACACGTGCTCTTGCCTTAGACAAGTATAGAGCATTAATGAAAAACTCATTACAACGTGCTTGTCGTGTGGATAATTCAGTTATAAATGCCAGCATATCATTAATAAGATGTTCACATGAAGTAGCCACTAGATTTTTTGATGAAAAGACTAGTGGTCTAGATCAAAATAACCCACAAATTCTAGCAAATAATAATGATACCATAGAATCCTCCATGGCATCTATGCAAATGGGATTAACTGTTGATCCAATCACCTCAACCATAATTGTATCGGGTTTGGTTCAAGATGTGCCTAAGAAATTAACCACTATACTTTTCATATCATCAAATCTAAAACGAGCAACAGTTTCAAATACAGGAAGAATAACAAATCTCACAGAAAAGACACAACAGTACTCCATAACTTTTAGGGGGTTGATGGAAAAAACAGCGCCTGGCGGATCAACTAATATTGGATTATTATTAGTAAAAAATGATGTTTTAAATCTCTCTGAGACGTTTCAGATTCCACGTTCTGTAAATGCTGGAATAACTGAGGTATCAGCTACACGAAACTTTGAACTTGCGAAAGGAGAATTTTTAGATCCGGCAGTCGTGAATTTTAAAAATGAAACAGCAACTATTTCGATAACACAAATAAGCGTGGAGTACAGTGAACCTGTATAATGGGATTATTTGACAACAACTGGTGGAAGAAAGCTGGTGGTACAATGGCCAAGCCTTGGGTCAAGTTCGGCAAGAAAATAGCAGGTAAATAATAATGTGCGGATTTTTCACTAAACTAAATATTGCTAAATTCATACTGAATGCAAATGTACCTGTACTTGCTTATCGAATAATTAAAGGTGACATAAAAATCACTACTAAACCAAAAGATAAAAAGAACCCCACAAAATAATGGGATTTTTTAATTCTGTAGGAAAATGGTTTAAAAAAGCAGGCAAAAAGACTGGTGAAACTCTTGCAGAGGCTGTAGATGGTGCTGGATGATGGATATGAAAAACAAGAGTGTAAAAGAAATTGAAGAAGAAATGATGAATGATCTTGAAAAAGATAACAAGATAGAAGAATCCATTGAAGAAGCAGCTGAGAAAGAACAGGAAAGAGAGGATGAAATTAGTGATGAGGAAGATGAACATAGGGGTAGATGGTAATGGATTCACACAAAGTAGGAAAACTTGATAATATTTCTGCTAAATATTATCTAAAAGATAATTATGTTGGCATGGTGTTATTTGGTCCATCAATTTCAAAAGGTGGTGTATTTACAAAATATGAAATAAGAGTAAAATATTATGATACTACAAATCATGATAATGTTTATGTTGTACCAAAGATAATACCTCAAAATGAAAATCTAGATCATTATGATTTTAACAGTATAGAATTTTTAAATAAACATAATTATGAATTTCAGGCGAGGGCAAACGCTAATTTTTCATCTGTAGGTGGAGGTATAGTTTCAGGAGAATGGTCAGATGTTAGTGTAATAAGAACAGAAATTGAATCCCCCTTTGATGATGACATAAACAAAATTAGCGACATTTTAAAAATAATGGATAAAATAAAAAATAACACTCCACCTAGCCCAATAATAACTAATCCTTGGAAATCTGCTGACATGCTAGTATCGAAAAAAGTAGACAGTATTACGGACCTAATTGCAAGCTATGACAGTAATGGAATGATTGAACTTTCATTTACAACACCACATTGGACACATGATGATTATCTTAAATTACAAAATTATATTGTAGAATATAGACCAAGTGGAGGGGAATGGGACAGCACTAAATTTTTTACTATAAAATATGATAGAGATCCTAAAAGAACAAAAGAGAGATATTCTTGGCAACCATTATTTTTAATACAAAAAAAACAATATGAGTTCAGGGTAAGAACACGTGTAGGTACATATCACGAGTATAATGCTACGTATAGTGACTGGTCAAATGTATCACCTGTAACACCTACACCATTTGTAAATCAAATAACAGATCTAAAGGTTATAATTAATTCTGATGGAAAACCGGAATTCACAATGATCATGCCTGAATTTGGTGGTATGTCAAAGAGTACTGTAATTCATGATTTTATTATTAATTATAAAATCAGAGGAGAAATGTGGGATGTAAAAATGGCATACACACAAGACACTAATTATAATTGGCCTGCAGGTCAGGTATTACGTTACCTATGGAACGGCTCAAAACTTGAAAATGGAAATACATATAATGTCCGTGTTATGGCACATGTACTTGATAAAAATAACATTGGAAAATATAGTGAATGGTCAAATATAGACAGTGTAAGTATTCCTGCAAATGCAATATCAACTGTAACAGACCTAAAAGCAAAATATGTAGAGTCAAAAAATAACGTACAGTTAAAATGGACACAGCCAGATTATCCAAAGATTACAGGTAATTCATACTCGCCTGGAATAGTCGCATATATCTTAGAAGCTAGGGAACATGAAAAGGATTGGGATAATCCTATTACATTAGAATTAAACGCAAACAATGCTTATCATTTACTAACTATTCCTCATCCAATATACAACTGGGATTTACCAACTGGAAAAAAATATGATATTAGATTAAAAACATTAGCTCCGGGAAAAGATAATAAAATCGCTACAAGTGATTGGTCAAACGTTCCCAGTGTAACCGTACCACCAGCTAAACAATCTGCATTCATATCATTTGATAATACACCACCATTTTCAAAAGGCGATCATATTAGAATCGGTACAAGTTTGGAAATTTTCACCCCACATTTACCTCAAATAAGAATCCAAGGAGCAAACACAACTAAATGGAAAGACATGGAAAGATTACATGACCAAAAAAAGATGTTCATATATTCATACACTGTGCAAGAAGGAAACGGAACAGCTGTAATTGAAATCAGAATACCAACAGCTAGTAGTTTTGTAGATGTTCCAATCTGTGATGATACTGGAACATTCCAAGTCACACCACCAGTCAATTATGTAGATGCCATAAATGATTTAAAAATATCATACATCAAATCCAAGAACGTTATATATCTAGAGTATAGTCGTCCAAAATTTCGCACATCATACTCTTCTGTCTTATCCGAATATACAATAATTGCTCAAGAACATTCTAAAAATAACTGGGATTACAAAAAAGGTGTAATTGGAAGACTGTTAAATGAAAAAAATGTATCATACGGTTGGCCTGCAGATACATTTGAAAAAGATAAACTATATGATTTCAAAATACAAACCTGTATTTCTAACACAAGTGTAGATGAAAATATACCTGACTTGCTTAGTGAATGGTCAAATATTTCAAGTGTAAATATTCCTGCTGATGTAGTACCTACTCCACCTACTCCCCCACCTACAAAAAATCCAACTTGCAAATATTGTGAAAGTGTGAAAGTATTATGTGTATCTGAACAAACAATGTCAAATTTTAGGAATGGAAAACCAGCTCCAACACAAATATTGAATAATTTCACAGTATTTGCATGTGAATCATGTGGAAAAACTACATTTATCGATTTATCAAAATTAGAAAATTCTTAATATTTTGCTTAACTACACACTACAAACAGTTATATACATAATACATAATACATAATACATGAATAACACAAATACAAAAATAATCATCAGACATGGGGAAATTTTTGAAAAAAACCTCAAAACTGGAATAACATATCTGCTCACAAGAGACAATAGTGGATATTATAATGGATTAGAAAAAATGCAAAAAATATCTGGACCAGATTCTGAAAATAACGAGGGATTATAATGAATAATTATTATTGTCCAATGTGCCTAAAAGGAATGAACACAAAAAAAGAACAAGAATCCCACATGAAAGACGTACACGAGTGCTGGAATTAATGAAAGATACACTCTATGATCGAGATGAATCCAAACTGATTGATAGAATTTGTCAATTAAGAAAAATTTATAAAAATCTCAAAGTTGAAGAAATCAAAAGACCTAATGCCACTCCAGGGGTTATGATGGTGTTTTTGAAGTTGGAGTAGAATATTAATGGCAAAAACTGTAAAAACTCTTGTTGCAGGAAAAATCATGTACATTAATGTCTTGGATATTGAAACTAAAACAGAACATGAAAGATTATTACAAAAAATCAAAAAAATAGTGGAGGATGATAACTAATGCCACAAATAATGGGCTCCCACTACATCGGTGAAAGAATTAGAATTAGTTGTCAGAGGTGTAACGAACACATGTACACCACCATAATCAATTCTGCAAATAATACAAAAAATGACACATGCAGAAAATGCAAACATGAGATTAAATGTGAGGATTTTAGCTAATGAATAAAATAGAAATTAAAAAAATTAATGGTGACCTTGTTTTTTCACATGAACAAAAGGACAATACAATTAAAAAAACTCTAGAAAAAGCAAATCTCCGTGATGCATATCTCCGTGGTGCATATCTCCGTGGTGCATATCTCCGTGGTGCATATCTCCGTGGTGCAAATCTCAGTGGTGTAAATCTCAGTGATGCAAATCTCAGTGATGCAAATCTCAGTGGTGCAAATCTCAGTGATGCAAATCTCAGTGATGCAAATCTCAGTGATGCAAATCTCAGTGATGCAAATCTCAGTGATGCAAATCTCAGTGATGCAAATCTCAGTGATGCAAATCTCAGTGGTGCAAATCTCAGTGATGCAAATCTCAGTGATGCAAATCTCAGTGATGCAAATCTCAGTGATGCAAATCTCAGTGGTGCAAAGAACATTCCACAATCATACATAAATTCATGTAGTCGTGATATGTTGTATATCTTTTATATACTAAAAGCAGAATTGCCACAATTACGAGAAAAATTAGTAAAAGGTAAAGTGAACGGATCTCAGTATGAGGGAGATTGTGCTTGTCTTATTGGCAGTCTTGCAAACATCAAAAATACAAAACCAAAAGACTTTTGTAAATCACTATTACCATACTACGATATGGGATTACATAATCCGGGCGAGCAATGGTTTTATCAAATTCATATTGGCGATACTCCAAAGAATAACTTTTTTACAAAACATGCAGTAAAGTTAATTGATGAGGTGTTGAATTCTAAATGACAAAATCAGAAGATGAAAAATTCGCACTTGCAACGCTGTATAGTGTTTCACCTCCCATCATTGTACCGCCTGGAACTGAATCCGACATATCTGATGATATGAAAGAAAAATATACCTTTGAAGCATTACTACACATCAAAACAATCTTTGAAAAACAACATGCCCCTGATTATCACGTATTATTGTGGTTGAGTCTTGCTAGTCTCACTATGACACCATCTCCACTTTTTGGAAAAATTCAATTACATTTAACAAAGAAATTTTTCAATGAATAAACAAAATATATGCCAGAAGAAAAACTAGATCTACACGAACAAAGAGAACTTGAAAACTTAGCAAGTTGGATATTCAAATCGCAGATTAAACATCTAAAACAAAAGAAGAAAGTAAAGAATGACTGACAAAAACAAACTAACAGATGAACGCATGGGTTATGATGGTACCAGTGTTGTTATTCAAGTTGGTGGGGAGGGTGCAGATAATAAACAGAGATGTAAGTATTTGATGAAAAAATTACTAGATAACCAGGAGAAAGCAGTCAAATATGATAAATCTGAAAACTATAGGTATGAATGGATTTCTAAAGAAGAATTAGAATCTTATGTAAAATTAAGGGACAAACTAGAATCAGAAAACAAACAACTCAAAGAGGAAAATAATAATCTGCGTAGTGAATGTAAAGAAGCGTGGTATTTGGCAGAGAAACATAAAGAGAAACTAGAAAAGATGCAGAAATTAATGAATAATGCTGGGCAATTATGTGTAAGATGTAACGGTATTACAGGCAACGAACTCAAAGAAATTCTAGGAGATGAAAAATGAGTAGTTCCATAAATAGAAAACAATGGAAATGTCCTAAATGTGATATGCTGGAACCCATAGAGTTTACCCATTGTTCAAATTGTGGAACATCAAAACAACAAGGAGTTATCTAAATAACTCGACAGATCTGATTATTTTTACATTTAAATATTAAACTAATTCCAAATAATAATAATGGAAACAAATATTGAAATCAAAGAATATCTCCACAAACACACAGAACTAAAACATGCAATTATCTTTATTGTTGCAATATTCTTTGTTGGAGTAGATTACTTTGATATGATACATATCTCTGACATTGAGATGGGATCATTACTTGCATTTCTAACCGCATGGGGATTCAAGGATGTAGTAGGAAAAGGCAAATCATTGTCCAGTTCACTTGAGGGAGTACTCTCAGTATTAAACACACCAAAAGGTGTGGAAGGATTCAAGAAACTCCTTAGTGACCATGGTGTAACGCATTCAAAAACCTGATAGTATCAGGAATTATTTTTTTCTAAAACTTTTTATTATTAATATTTCATCATTATTCTAATGACAGAAAGAAGTACAAACTTTGAAAAAGGTGAGTCTGGAAATGTTCTAAAACAAGGAACAAATCTAAACATCACTGTTGATGGTAATCCAAAATACATCATAGGACGACTTTTCAAAGATACACCACACGGTATGCAAATGATTCAAATTGAACAATCCGGTAGCAGACAAAATCCTAGTCTAAATACTATAACATTTGAAATGAAACAAAGACAAATCGGTGAAATAGTTCCATTAACTTTAGGAAAATACAGAGTAAGCAATTATGCGTATTTTTCTGGAGAGGGTGGAAAAAGATGGGAAGATGATTTTGAAATCATCCCCGCATAATTTTTTTAAAATGTTCAACATAAAAATGGCAAAGTGTAATCATTCGGGCTGTACGTTTTCTTCCTCAATAGATTTTCACATAAAAAAACACAATGAGATTAACAATACTCACGAGGTAAAATATCAGTATGAGGATTAATTGAGTAATAACATATGACTCTAATAATAGATCCAGTAAAAGATATTGAAAGAATTATACTCAACATAAAAAGTGACAGTACACTTTTTGATGAGAGTGATCCAGAAGGAAAACTGCAGGACGTAATATTTGGAAATCCCACTCAGATGAAAAATGAAAAAGGATCATACATATTTGTCACAACAAGATCAAATTATCAAAAGACATCATATGCCTATGGACTGTCAACTCAAGACTCTTTGAATCAAAAAACAGTTGAATATGATATCGTAATAATATCATATGGTGCAGACGATACAATAGAATCTCAAAAATTTCTATATTCCATAATAACAAAAATGGAGGCACTAGTTCAGAATAATCCCTCATTCAAAGATGCTGTACAAGATGACGATCCAATATTTACAAGATCAATAATTAATTCAATGCCGTGGGATGAAAAGACAAGAGGGCAAGAATATTCAAAAATTACCCTGGTTCTTACAGCAACAATAGGATCAAATCTTATTGTTAATTTTCCTGGAATCGGAGACGTATTTATTTTGTCTCAGCCAAGAGGAACTGACGGACTACAATTTGGAGCTAAATTTATGGGAGATGGTGAAAGAGTTCTTACTGATGGCGGAGATTTTGGAAATATCTATATCGAATATGAGTCAACTTTTGCGCTTGATGATTCATTTCGTGCAAAATATGGAGCAGTTGAAAATATAACATTCAAGAGAGGAACTACATCAAAAATATTCAAATGCGTATATTATGATCTCTCTCCAACAACAGAATTCGATGGAATACCTAGAACTATTCTACACTTGGAAATAACAAAATAAAAAGTTAAATTATAAAGATATGTTGTATTAATAGTATAATGTCATTTAACATAAAAGCAGACCGTACTTGGAAAAAAGATGGTGTCATTTCAGTCGAGGGAACACCATTACTTGCGGTACAGGGATTCAAATGGGGACTAGATGCTTCAAACTTTGGACGGGATTTCATGGGAGATGGAGAGTCCACGTTCACACAGGGAGGCGATGTAAAAGGATCCTTTGATTTTGATCTTCTTCATACCGCTGATCTTCTTACTAGTACTATAAACACCACGTCAAAAAAGACAGCACAGTTTTGGCTTGAACAGATCAATAACATATCTCCTCCTATACTTACATTCATACAATCATTAGTAGCACGTGAATCCGCAGGAAGTAAATTTGCTCGTTATACCATCAAGGGAAGAATAATGAAAGTGGATCCAATTTATAATGTAAATAACGAAGTGGATAGAATAGAAGTAGCAGGTGAGATAACAAACATGGATAATGCATTAAGAGAATCAACATAGGAGTGCAAAAAAATACCGTTAAAAATAATTGTAAAAAGTAAAAGTGATCTTGAAAGACTAAGCAAGGAACTAAAGATAGCAGACATTCAATTTTTACAATTCCAAGCAACAATATTAAGAAAGTTATCAAACATCATAATACTTGAGACAATTCAAAGAAGAATGGAAGCAAGAGGATTCTCACGAAAAATAATAGATAACACGTTCATCAACAACATTGAGATAAAGTCAAAAAGTAAAGTAAGAATATTTATCACATCATTATATTTTGCAGATACTGGATTTGATGTTGCATTAGGGAGAGAAAAAGGAACTGACAGGGCATACGCAAAGCCTGATGAGCCTACTCCTGAGCGTCCTAATCCTCATCTGAAATGGATTATAGGCGGAAAAGCATTTTATTCAAAAGGCCATTGGAGAGACGGAGTAATAGCTTTTTACATTATACGTGATACAATAAAAGAAATGAAAGGACATCTGCAGGAAGAATACAATAGGGCTTTGACAAATTGGTATATCAACAACTTTAGCGGAGATATAAAACTTGCCAGTTAATGATTTTCTTGATATAGACGTTGAGGGAGGAGACTTGTCGCTTAGTGACATGGACAAGCAAGTACAAAAATCAATAAAAACTTTGAAGGAACAAGAAAAACAATTAAAGAAATCAATATCAACAGCAAGCAAAGCAAACAAGGAACAGAAAAGACTTGATATCAGAGGCGGAATTTTTAAAACTCCAACTGATGATGACAGAAAAATTCCAAAGAGCGGATTCTCACCAGGAGATTTATTGCAGGACCAAAAAGTCAAAAAAACATTAAATGATATAATTGATGATCGTCTAAAAAAAGAGAAAACAAAACCAACTGAAAAAGAAGGAATAAAAAATGCCATAAAAGAAGAGATGGGCGGACTGGATGGCGCAAAGAAAATATTCAGTTTTGGAAAAAATCCAATCGGATTCATGACAGGTGTCATGAGAAACATTCCATTTCTTGGCGGAGTTGTAGCACTAGCAGAATTTTCAAAAGCAGTTGTAGAAGCTGTAGCAGAACTTGATGCGTTTTTTAAAAAATTTATTTCTGACAGAGTGGATATACGATTCAATCAATTAAGAAAAAGAGAGCAAGAAGTAAAACTTAAGACAGGAGACATACAGGAAATACTCTCTCTAAGTGATGGGGATGTTCAGCCCAGAGTCACATATAACAGCTATGAAACTTTTAACAGACGAGAAATATTAAACGAACAAGCTATAGTATTAAATGACAATAGCGGAGTATGAATAATCATGGGAAAAATTACAATATTCAGATTTACGGAGGACTCAGATACTATATCAACTGCAGAAAAGCTGGAGTTTAATGTATCATCATCAGTAAAAGGAACAGTCAGCGGAAAAATACATGAAGTAAAAATCAAACCTGTTGAGGGTGTAGCAGACAATCAAGGATCAGAGCAGGAATACGGTGACAAACAGTCTCTCGGTAAGGTTGAAAAAATATACATTCTAACCGGATACATCACTGAAAGAAATGCTGCAGTAAATAATTTCATTAATACTTTATCTTCATGGGAAGAGGATGCAAAAACTTCACTGGGAAAATTTGAAAACGGAAGATTTGGATATACTGATGAAGATGATAGTACGGATGATATCATACCAATACCAAATGGACAACCAAATCCACGTGGGCTTTTATGGAATAACATAGAAAAGAATATAGATTTTAAGGCAAATCTAAAAAGATTTATCTTAAAATTTAATTTCAGTGTTGGAGATGGGACTTAATATAACATGGGAAGATTTGGAAACGGCTTTGTCACGCTAATACTAAAAGATCATGAAAACGATTCTGGCAATACTCCTCCAAATGGTTCACTATGGGATGTAAAATCATTTACAGATTGGGAAAAGGCTGAATCATATGGTATAGATGATTATGTATTTTCTGGAGGATTTTATTATATATCAAAAACTGTACACACTTCAAGTAATCTCAACATACCCCCAAATGATACAAACTGGACTAGAATAAATAAATGGGCTAATGGTGTAGATTATGTATTAACTAACAGGATAGTATATCAAGATATAATTTATCAGTGCATATCAGCACATACAAGCATTTATGGACCTGACGAGAATGGAGATATTGATATTTCTGACAAGTTTGTTACAATAGAGCATAATGATAAAGTTCCGCAAAGTCTCAAGCTCATATTTAATTCAAGAAATGGCAGATTTATGACAAGGAATCCAATAATAGAAAAATTTAATCGGATATATTATAGATATGAGGATCATGATGGTATCATAACTGAGGATGTATTCCATGTCGGAACAAAAAAAAGACAGCGCAGACATGGGAGATTAATGGAATTAGAGTGCCCTCATCAAACAGAGTATGAATGGAAAAAAACAATATCATTTCCTGGAAGAAAAATATCAGGAGATGCAGCACTAATAGAAACTGTCAGACAATTAAATATTAACAGAGGTGATAATGATCCAATAATATCTATTCCTGCAGTATTTGATCTAAATAAAAAAACCGGCTCACGACTTGCAAAGAATTCTGCAAATGATTACATATTTGAGTCTGTGAAATTATCCCAGGTATTCAAAAAAATAAAGGGTATAGAGCAACTTCCATTTGAGGCAGGCGGAAAATTACAGGCTTTTTACATAAGATTCAAGTCAAAATATGATCATGATACGCATACCGGACTTGATGAAGCTGAGGTGCAAGCTTTCGAGCAAGGCTTTACAAAAAACGGATCAGAATTTAATAATACTCCTAAAGTCACTCTACTATGGAATACAATAGAAAGCGGAGCTCAGACAACAATACTTGATCTGGATACTGATGAAGAGCCTCCAAAAGCTACAAACATAATTGCAATAGGAAACACAAAGTCAGGTGATTATCTTGGAAATTATACAAAGTATATTGGAGCAAAGGATGTTTTTCAAAAGGTTCCAAAATTATGGGTTATAGGAGTAAATTATAATTTTGGAGATCTTGTAACTTTTGACGGAGTAACGAGTGAGTGTATTCTGGATAATCTTTCATCTCTAGCAAATCGGCCGGATGTCGGACCATCAAATACATGGATAACAAGAACTTTTATAATTCCAGATAATTTTTCACTGATAATAACATACGCAAAAGCTGCTCTAGTTGTGTTTAATGATATAGCATACAAGTCAATAGAAGGCGGAAATCTTGGAAACGATCCTGCAATTTTTGACGATAAATGGACCCGAGTCAACTTTGTTCCTATTGATGTTTTATCTCCTCTTACCAAAAATTCTGTGCAGGATTATATCAATGCCATGGCCGGATCAAAATATGCAGATCAGAATATAGGACGAACAGGTGTAGTTGATGCAAACTGTATCATACATGATACTTTGCACCCTAGAAATCCTGTCAGGGCTATAATAGAAAATCCTGATGATGTTCCAACATCACATAAGATACCTGATACGCCATCTAACAGAATACCAGACGGATACAAAGTTCTTGTGGCAAAAGATAATGGAGATGACACGCTTACAGATTCAGGAACTGGCATATTTGCTGGAAATGATTCTGCGGGAAGGCCATTTCCTGGAAACATTGCGGAATATATTGACACAAATAATGATGGCAACGGAGTATGGACTGTATTCAAAGAGACATCACAAGATGAGGAGATATTTGACTGGGATGAGGCCTTATCATGGATAAAGAATCCATGTACTGCATTTGGAAGTGCAGTAAATGGCAGCGGAGAATGTATAATCCAGCTTTTAGGAATTCCCGTAGCAAGAGATACTGTATGGAAAAAAGGATCATATGTTTTGTTTGCATTACCCGGAGGCGGTCCTATTGGACTGTGGAGTGATGGTCGTCACTTTGACTGTTTTCATATAGTAAATTTTTCTACTGAACTAGGACACATCAACGTAACACAAACAAAGATATCAAAAGATGATACTGATGTGGCAAACCCATCAGGAGTAAATATAAAATTCTCAACACCTGGCGGGATTTATAACTCAGGATTTTTTATAGGATATAATTTCTGGAGTCTGACACCACTTACAACAAACTCAGTTCCAACAGGAAACTCTCCTATCGTTGGAAGTAAGATAAAACTATCTATATACGACATCAATAACATGCACCTTACAAGTGATGGTACCATAGAATGGTTCGGTCCAAAATGTGAAGAGTATTATCCTTTACAATCAATATCATTTTTGCAGAGAATAATAGATGAGATATCATCATTCAACATACCAAACATAACTGCCGGAGATTATAATTTTAGCATATTTCTTGTAGACAGAAGACACAACGTGGTAAAAATAAAATACACTCTAAACAGAAATCGCATAGCACTTGACAAAGATGTGCAGTTCGGAAAGATGGCTCCATATATTGCAGTAGTTGGGACAGCATTTCCATTCTCTCCAGAAGAGCCTGAAACACTTGACGTTTTTCAACCAAGAGAGTGGCAGTTTGGAGGAGTGCAGTCTGAGGATTCGTATGACAATGACGGAAGATACGAGGGAAATAAAAATAGATTTTGGATATCAAAAAACCTGGAGATAGCAACAGATCTTAACAGATTCGTAAAACCTCTAGTTGTTACAAATGTGGATGAGCTAACAAACAAGCCTGATAGAAATATTGAGACTACACGCCAATACTTTTCAAATATAATATCATATCCTCAGATGAAAAACCTAGTACGAGGACTAGCAAGATTATTTGGATTTGAAAGAAAAACCATAAAGCACAGAAAAAAGGCATCCAATAGTATAAGTTTTGGTGATCCTGTTTACACAAAAGATACTCTGTCATTTTCTGAGAATGATGATGGAAATATTAACACAATACTTGCAGTCGCTGACAATATAATAACAACACATAGCCGTCCTACTGATGGTCAAGGCGGAAGCATCCAATTTTTTAGTCTTGTCACGAGGCTCTTTCCATGACAACATCAAGTATACGTGACGCAGATAGCACTGACAAAAGAGGAAAAGAATCAATTCTTAGAATTCAAGATGACAGTATCCAAAACCTGAAAGTGTATGAGGAATTTTCATCTTTTGCGTCACTGGGTGGAGGAGGAGAAAATGAAGAGACTGGCGAGGCTGCTGGAAGATTTCTTCCAATAACAGGAAGCACACTCATTGGAAAAATTGGACATGATATAGCATTTACAGTTATTGAAAATAACAGAATAGATGTGTCACGTGCCACTGGAATACAGGAAGCAATGATTTTAATTAATGGGGAGGGCGGTGCAGATGATAATCTTGAAATGATAATACCAGGAGAGGATGTACTACTTTCAAGTGAATTTTATGTTCAAGCTGGATTACAAACCATAACAATAAAAAACAAAGAGGCATTAACTATTGATAATATAGTAGGAGATGGCACTACCAATCTAATTACTGTAACCATAGCAAATCACGAACGTGCTACAGGTGATCTTGTTGAAATTATTGGCACAACAAACTTTGAGGCAATATTTGCTGAAATTACTGTTACTGATGCTAACACATTCACATATCTATTAGATCAAGTGGGGTCTGCTGTACCTGAGAATAATGATATAGCATTGTTTGGAAACATATTAACATCGAAAGGTACAGATATTATTTTAGATCCCGGATTTATTGCTAAATTCAAATATTCACAACTTGATCAGGCATACCAGCTTTTGTATTCTGCAAGCGTTTCAGCAGGTGGCGGTGGAACAAGCCCACTAACAACAAAAGGTGATATCTTTGGATTCAGCAATGTAAATGAAAGACTTCCTGTAGGGAGTAATGGCCAGATATTAATTGTAGATGATACTGAATCACTCGGAATCAAATGGGCTGATGATACTACTACTTTACCTGTCATTGACACCACCCCAATAGTCAAGGGAAGTGTAGATGCTACAAAACAATTAAGATTTGAAGTTGATGGTTTTACTACTGGAGTAACTCGAGTAATCACTCCCCCTAATGCTGATGCTTTATTGGCAGCATTGAATTTATCTCAAATATTCACTGGCGTAAATACATTTTCATCTGATGTTATAATTAATGCAGATGTTCTAGGTATTGACAGAATTCAACTGAACGGTGGCACACCATCTGCCACATCAGTCAATGATGTTGTTTGGTATCTTAGTGCTGCTGGAGATTTAGTTTCAAATGTTAATGCAACTGACGGATGGATTTGGTCATCAGGAAATATAACAAAAATGTTTTTGACTGATGCCTTATTGGAAAAAAGAAATGTTACAGCTCCAGCATTCCAATTACACAATACAAGAGTCGCTCAAACAGGTACCGTAGCAACTATAGCTTTTCTTGCAAATTCAACTAACATATCTACTGGAGTATCTATGGCATTCATTCTATCAGATACAGAAAGCATAACAGGTAACGGTACTGGAAGTATGGCTTTGGGGGTTAACCAAGATGGCACATTAACTAAATTTATCACAATGAATGATTCTGCTGATGGTGTTGTAAAAATTCTAACAGATTTGAATCTAAACTCTAATAATATTACACAAATAAACAAATTATTATTCGCAATAACAGGCCAAGATATAGAAAGTACAGTTGCTGGGTTAATTTATGATGTTCCTACAAGTGACTTTCATTTATTCCAAGTTAATGGTTCATCAATTTTAAATCTAAATGGTTCAAGCATTGAAGCATTCAAGAGTTTAGACATGCAGGGAAATACAATAATCCTTGATGCAGATGGAGATACTAGCATAGATGCATCATCTGATGATATTATCACACTTACATCATTTTCATCTATAGTTGCACAATTTGGTTTTCTTGGAAACTCATTCTTTGAAAATTTAGATATGAATGGTAATAATATTACAGATCTTGGCACTCTAAACACTCATTCAATTCCTAGTGGAACTTCTACATTTGCTATGCTAGGATTAGCCCAGACATTTTCAGGATTAAAAACTTTTTTAAATACAACTATTGGATTAAGAAATCAAGCAAATACTTTTACAGGTTTCTTTACACATAGCGGAACTGTAAATCAAGTATGGACACTTCCTGCTACATCACAGATTCTAGTGGGTACAACATTATCTCAAACGCTAACCAACAAAACAATAGATGGTGATTTGAATACCATTATAGATATTAATGAAACACAACAAAAAGTATCAGTAGGTGCTTCTGGAACTGTATTAACTTCCAATGGCGTAAATTCTACACCTACATACCAAAGTGGTGTAAGTGGTGCAAACAGAAATTTATCTAATCTTTTAACAACCAGTATAAACCAAAATCTCAACCCTAACACTAATTTAGGACAGTCATTAGGATTAGTTGGAACAGCATGGAGTGCTGTTACAGCGCAGACATTTAATTTAAACAATGCATCAAGATTTTTTAAATCAGTTAGTAATAATTTTGAAATTGTTACATCATCTGGAGATGATATTATATTTAGAGAAAACTTGACAGAATTTTTTAGATGTGATGGTGGAAATAATGAAATTGTTTTTGAAAGAAATATCCGTATCAATAATGAAAATATTACTGCATTTAATTCTACTGAGATTGGTTATTTTGTAACTAATTTTTTAGGTAGTGCAGGAGATGAGGGATCTAATCAAATTCCACTAAAGACCGCAAATATATCCTCTCCCACAATCGCCCTTTTAAATTCTGCATTTGGGTCTGCTACTGGATGCATGGGAATATACAACGCCGCATCTTCTAGTCCAGTTTTTGCAATGAAAACTAATTCTACTTTATGGGTAATTATGTCAATGTCTGTGGGTACTATGCAGATTCTTCATGTTACTACATGAAATTTTGGATATTAAAAATTAAAATATTATGTCTATTATTAAATAATAATGAAATTGGTACTGAGTGTTTTTTTGATACTCTTTCTTATCGTTATTATTCCTCAATCTTTTGCTATTTCTGAACTTGTGTATGTAGTCGAAAATGATTCACAATGTGAAAATGAAATATCATGTTTCATATCCAACAATTCGACAATTCAAACCGGAGACCGTATGAGATGGGATAATCCAAATACTTCACAACATATCATTACGAGTTCAGAGTTTAACTCAATCAATATTAAATCATACAGTAATAGTAATTACTCTCCGTATTTTTGGAATACTGGAACATTTAGTTATGAATGTTCTATCCATCCTTGGGAAACTGGAACATTTACGGTCACTGAAAATACAGACATTACATTAACCTCAGATCAATCCATAGAATATTTTCATGGTGAAATTATCACACTAAACACAATATTGGTGGATGATTTTAAACAAAGTGATAATGATCAAATACAAATAAGCGTGTCTTTTTCTTCTGGAAATACTATCGGTATTGGGGAGACAGATGTTAGATATGACCATGTTAAGTATCAATATGACGATGATGATGTTGGCAAAATCTTATCAGAAATTATAACGGATTCAAACAGAACGTCAATTATTAATGTATATACAAATTCCACTTCATTTGAATGGGAATATGGAAACTATACATTTACTGTAACTGATTTAATGTATGGACGTGGTAATGCAATAGAAATAATCAATGTCAGCCCTCCAACACCTGAACCAATCATTAACATTTACACAGACAAAACAACTTACATAACATCTGAAAGATTTGTAACCGTTTACGGAGATGTTTCATACATGAAGAATCTCCAAGAATATGTCACAGTAAATATAAAAAATTCCAATAATGATCTAGTGGATTCAAAGATAACCAATATAGAATTTAATCATGATAAATCTTTTCAAGTTAACTTTTCAATAAATAATGTATTAAGTGCAGATACATACACATCTACCGTAGATTATGAGGGTGTAACCACTAGTACAATATTTGAAATACTTTTACACAATAACATTGAGTTTGAAGCAGACAAACAACAATACAGTGAAATAGACACCATACACATCAACGGAACCATATACAACATCACTACCACACCAACAGATACAGTAACCATTTCAGGTCAAGGGATAGATGTTTTTGGTAATGTGAATGAAATGTTCTTTGAATATGATTCTATACCAATTATTAACAACAAATTTTCATACGATATAATCACTGACGACATAATATGGAATGAGTACAAGGGACAAATAATACTAACAGTAGAATTTCAAAATGAAACCAAAACAATAAACTCTTTTAGTTATTCTTGGTGGCCTCTTACTCTCACACTAGAATCACTATACGATGTAATAATCCAACTAGAACAGAGAATCATATCACTTGAAGAAAAACCTGGACCACCAACAATAAACATTATTCCTGATATGTCACCTGAAACAGATGATGATACTCTACCCTGCGGAGAACTAGTATCATTTTATGATAATATTATTTATGGCACGGATCAAAATGATAGACTTGTTGGCACATCAGGAAATGACCTAATCTTTGGATTTGCAGGAGATGATTTGTTGAAAGGTAAAGGAGGTAATGATTGTCTAATTGGCGGTGAGGGAGATAATACACTTCGAGGAGGAGCTGGTATTGATACATGTCTAGAAGGGAAACCACACAAATCTTGCGAGATTATAGAATGACCAAAAAAAAATACACTAAATTAGCACCTGTTTATTGTATACAATAATTTATATTGTATTATTCTATACAATAGATATGAAACGAACATTAAGAAAAGAATTCTTTGGTGCAGATGCCGATTTTTTCATTGGCAATTTTGTCAAAATATCACACATCAAAAAATTAGATAGAAAAAGTTCAGGAATTGAAATAACATTTGAGAGTATAATTAAGGATCAACAATCAAAAATAAATGATCATTGTCCTCTTTGTTACAAAAAACTAGATGGCATAAAACAACATGGATCATGGTGCAAATAATGGGTGGAGAGAATTGCACATGTCCAGACCAACCATGCCCTATTTGCTATCTGCATTATTCAAAGGAACAGGCAACCAAATTATTCATGGATGCAAACTTCACACAACATGAAGGAGAACAAATAATGAAAGAAAACGCAAGATTAGAGGGTGAAAATGACTAAATCAGATTGTGAATATGGGGATGAAGAATGTGCTCCAGATGGAGGTGATTATGAATTATTATGTGACGAACATAGAGCAGATCACTCAGCCAATATAGCAGATATGAGGGATGATTATGATTAAGTTTGTTCATCACTCATCTATCAATCTGCCAAAGATAAAACAAACTAACATTAATGGTAAAAGGCATTACATCACACCTGATGGTAATACATACCCAAGTGTCACAACTATAACTGGAATCTTATCACATGATTCAATTTTACAATGGAGAAAAAGATTAGGGGAAGATTTAGCAAACTATCAAATGATTTTATCTGCTACTGCTGGAACACAGACACATAAAATATGCCAAGAATATCTTTCAAACAAAAGTACAAGAAAATACAAAAAACTTATTCCAAAATCACACTTTAATAATCTAAAACCAGAACTCAAAAAAATCAATAACATACATGCCTTGGAATGCAGAATATATTCTGATAAATATCGTATTGCTGGAACTGTAGATTGTGTTGCAGAATATGATGGTGTTTTATCGGTCATAGATTTCAAAACAACCAAAAAAGAAAAGAAAGATGATTGGATATTACCACACTATTGCCAGGCAACAGCATACAGGGAAGCATGGTATGAGAGAACAGGACAAAAGATTGATCAGATTATAATTATGATTTCTGCCCTTGACGGAACTCTTAAGGTGTATATCGATAATCCAGATAACTATGTGAAAAAATTAAAAGAATTGGTAAATACATACATGGAGCAAAATAGTCATTTGAAAAAGGAGATTAAAAATAAATGATGACTGATAAACATCAAACACTCCAAGAAATTCTAGGAGATGAATCATGACAAACCGTCATTATGAGATACAACATTGTTGTTTTTGTCATGATTGCTGTATATTAGAAGTCTATAATCTATTTGGACAAAATAAAAATGAGAATTGTGGGGGATACATTCCATGATAGATTATACGAAATGTAATTCAACTCGTAGAGACAAATACAATCATTGTGTAAAGTGTGGAAAAGAAATCTTTGACGGAATTGCAGATATTGTATTAATTGGTAAAGATGGTGAAAGAGATGAAATAAAACAAAGATGGATTAGTGGACATATTTGATATATACAATCAAATGTTCAGGAGATGATACATAATGCCTTGTAAAAATTGTAAACACCCAGTAATATTTCATGATTATGATTCAGATTATAGAAAAAGATACCGATGTAGAATCCCCGCAGTTTACATTGGAGGAGTATGTTATGAGCAAAAAGAAGTTTGTAATTGTAAGGAGTTTGTAAAATGAAAACTAACCAATTTTCATGCCCCAAACACGAAAAAGTTTTTAAATCAAAAAGATGCACATTCCCAATATACAAGAGAATAAAAGGGAAATTCATTCCAATTGGAAATTTATGTATCATGTGTAAGAAAATCTATTTTTCATGACACACCGATAACCCGACAAAACTTAAATCTAAAACATTTAATACAATGCAAAAAAATATTATATCATGTCAGAATTATCTCTTTATGAAAAATCTAAAATCCTAATGGAAACAATGAGAACAAAAAGACAAATTACAGATACAAAAAATAGTAAATTACAGGCACTCTGTAAGAAAATAGGAGAAAATATCATAGGAAAGGAACATCCACAGTATAATTCTGATGGCTCTCCAAAGTTGGATGAAAAAGGCGTACATATTATCCTCCATGACAATCCAAAAGATTGGAATGATACAACATTAACTGACGATGTATTTCAGAAAAAATATGATTTATTAAAAGCAGAGTGCGATGATATACTTGGAGTATAAATAAAATGACTCAAGACGATAAAATAACTGTAGACCTTTCTACAATAATGAAAGACGGACAGGGTGAGGATATCATAATTGTGCCAAAAACATCTGTAGTTGTGAATGGCACGATGATGACAATTAATAATAAAGCATTACAAGAAAATAAAAAATACATTTTCGGAAATGCGTTATGTGATTTATTATCAAAGAGTAAGGCACAAAACATAGAGGATGCGGCAAAAATAACGAGATGGCATGCAAAAATATTTAATGAAATTACAAAAGCAAAGCCTAAGATTTTATTGGATAAGGAAGAATTAAAAGATCTAAAGATAATAATATCAACTACTCCCTCTGAATCACTAAATAACCTAATAGATGGAATAATATTTGATGTAATTACTGATTATATCGAACTGGCAATAAATAAAAAATAATGTCAGTTACTAACATTGGTAACTAATATTGCCTCGGTCTGATCTTTGTATTGGTACAAATTTTACATCTAATCTTTGTATTAACACAAAAGTAGAATCTAATCTTTGTCTTGATGATTCTGTATTATCTGTACTTACTATTGATTTAATTGCAGTTGGGGATGATCCTAGAGGCCTTGCATTTGACAGTTTGAATAAAAGAATGTATGTTGTAAATTCCTTTGATGATACTGTATCTATAATTGATGTACAAACTGATATTGTTATTGATACAGTTGCAGTAGGAAATAATCCTATAGGCATTGCATTTGACAGTTTGAATAAAAGAATGTATGTTATAAATTCTCTTGATAATACTGTATCAGTAATTGATGTGTTAACTAATACTGTTACAGATGTAATTGGAGTAGGGGGTAACCCTATAGGCATTGCATTTGATAGTTTCAATAATAGAATGTATGTTGTAAGTTTTTTTGATGATATTGCAGAAGTGATTGATGTGTTAACTAATACTGTTACAGATGTAATTACGATTCAGGCTAACTCTAGAGGTATAGCATTTGATAGTTTGAATAATAGAATGTATGTTACAAGTTTCTTTAATAATGTAGAAGTGATTGATGTGTTAACTAATACTGTTACAGATATAATTGGAGTAGGGGGTAACCCTATAGGCATTGCATTTGATAGTTTCAATAATAGAATGTATGTTTCAAATACATCTGATAATAATGTATCAGTGATTGATGTGTCAACTAATACTGTTACAGATGTAATTGGAGTAGGAAATAGTCCTAGAGGTTTAGCATTTGATAGTTCCAATAACAGGATGTATGTTACAAATTTCCTTGATGATACTATATCATTGATTGATGTATTAACTAATACTGTTACTGATACAATTACGGTTGGATTGGGTCCTATAGATATTGCATTTGATAGTTTCAATAACAGGATGTATGTTACAAATTTCTCTGATAATACTGTATCAGTGATATTTTAATATGCATATTCTTGTAATTATTTAAATACATAATATTCAAATGTATAATAGTATAATGTCACTTTCAAAATTAAAAATAGATGATCTGGGATTATTATTATCAGTAAAACTCACAGACTGCACAGATGAATCTAACTTTGATGCCTCGTCTGTGACTGATCAGTTTATGATTATAACAAAACCCGATGGCATAGTGATAAAAAAACAAGCAATCCTAGTAGAAGAACCTCTTTTTTCTGGAGCATTTTTTGTACGATATATCAACGGTCCAGAGGGAATTCCTATAGAAAGTGAATCCATTTTAAATCAAAGGGGATCATGGCAGTATGCAGCACAGATAATTATTTCTAACGGAAACAGATTTGAAACATCAGAAGATGCCTTGTTCTGGGTGCAATAGAATTATAATAAAATTACAAATTATTTTATTTGTTGTTGAATTAACTCAATCTCTTTTTTCACATCAGATAATAACAAAGAGTATTTTTCCTCAAGTTCATTCATCTTGTAGAAATATTCTTCCTCATCTGAATATATTATAATTATATTATTCTCAACTAAATATATTTCTGCATCGTATTGTATTTGTATTTTTTTGTACTCTAAATTTAATATTTTCAAAGTTTTATTCAATTCTATTTTTCTATCTTCTCTATCTTCTATCAGGTCATTTTGATTATTTTTTATATCAGGATATAGATAGTCTGATATATTCTGGGCTATTATTTTCTGCTCCATTATACGGAGAAGAAATTCAGAGTGGGTTCTAACCATGATCTCTGTTGGTGGATCACTAATCACATGCAAAAATGTTTCATCACATGAGATTTGCTTTATTTTATCTTCATCTCCCTGCCAGACATACCCATACTTGTCAATCCACAGTTTCTTTATAGTGTCAAATTCTAGCATACTAATGTAATTGTCCTTTTCAAAGTTTGCTTGATGTGTATTACAAACCAGTTTAGATACAACTGAAATCTCTTTTGGTGGGTTTAATGAATCACCTGCAACGTGAATTCCGTGATTGTAATAATTTTGCACGGTATTTCTATTACTATCCCATACGTTTGTTCCAACAATGTTAAACTCTAGCGGAGTTAAGAATGTGTGATATATCTGTAACAACAAGCAATCGTAAAATGAATCATCCTTGCATGAAACGGTACTGGTAACTATTCGTATAGTGTCATCATCTAGTGTATTATCATCATCTATTATTTTCAATACTCCATCACCTGACCATGTCACATTACCACTCCAAATTTCACTGTCAGTAAATGTCACATTACCTATCAATGAATAATCACTATTGTCTAATGTGATACTGCCAGTAAATGCATCATCATTATTTACAATAATATCACCTTTTGCCAATGTAACATTACCTAGGAATAGTCCATCAGTGTTGTACAATGTGACATCACCACCTGTCAATGTTGGCTTTACTAAGAATGTACCACCATTTGAGGTTAGATTGCCTGTCCAAGTTCCAGTGTTGAATAATTCTCCAACATGATCAATGTCATATTCTATTCTTACATTACTCTCTGATATGTACTGGTCCTTTGACATGCCGTATGCAAACTCAAAGTGTTCAATATTATTAACGCCGCCATCATCATAAATCTTGAATTCTGCCAAGTTCTCTTCACCAACGTTTATTGTAATGAGATCATAAGGGGTGAAAAAGTAATTTACATTTTTTGTCATATTATTGAATGTGAATCCACCATCCACCATGTTTATTCCCTTATTATTTACACCAAGTGTTGGTGGAATGCAGTTATCACATCCCCCCCCATTTGAGATGTCAGATTTCATAGGTAATGATGATGTAACAGTCTCAAATTTTGTTTTTAAATCATATATGTTTGAATAACCACTTGTACCTTTTTTATTTATTGTTTCAATTTTAAAAGAGTAATTTTCGTTTGGTGATAGATTGCGTACGATTAATGATAAATTTGTAGAGTTGATTTGAATCCATGATTCAGCATTTGTTAATTTGTATTGTATGATATAGTGAGTTATTGGTGTATTGCCATCAAACGGTTCGCTCCAATACACTATCATTGATTTAAATGTGGGTATATTCCTAATATTGTTTATTAGATTGGGTACATGTTTTGTAGTTGTATTTTTAGATATAGTAGGTGAATATTCACTAACTTGGTTATAATTTACTTTTATCTTAAAATTATATTTTGTATCAAGTGAGAGATTAGAAACTATTTTAGTTGTTTCAGTGCCAGTTATGATTTCATTCCATAAATTTTCATTATGTATTTTATATTTGATTGTGTATCCTGTGACCTTTCCAATATTATGGCAAGTATTACATGGAGTATTCCATGATAGTATGATGTTTGTATCACTATCTATATCATAACTTGTTGCTGAAAGAGTGGGTGATAATATTATGTTTTTGGCTTCTGCTTCATCAATAACAAATCCCAAGAATAAGACAAGCACCAAAAAAGAAACAATTACAAAAAGATTCACTCTGATCTTTTTTCCAATGCTTTCATTATATGTTTACACCCGAATGAGTGACCGTTCTCATTTTGATATTGAGATTCTTCCTTGTCATCAATTCCTTTTGTAAATTTCATTCCATAATAAAATGAATCACATGTACAATTATGATAATTCCCTTTCTCGTCAAGTTTTCCTCTGTACTTTATGAATCCCTTTTCGTCAAGAACCTCAAATAATAATTTAGATTGATCTATAAAATTTATAGTTACATTCTTTGATTTTTGTGCTCGCTTGTCTTTTGCAATCTCATCATCTGAGTCTGTCCTATTTGCCATTATATTGAATATTTTTCCGCTTTTAAATCTTGTTTGTATATATCTTCAATTATTTCATAATCTAGTTTTTGATATGGATTCTGATAATATTCTGAAATCCAAAAACCATATGGAATTTTTATCATTTTATTAAAAGTAAAATACACTAACATAAACAAAACCGATAACATACAACAATTCAATCATCATTTTTTATACTTCTCTTTTCCTTAAACTAAGATAAACAGTAGGTATGCCATTATTAATAAAAAACATCAAGCCACTATCAAGTATTGTACGAATGCTACTAGTTGATATTGTACACTTTCCGATCTCGACTCCGATTATATTCTTCTCATCTAAAATCCTGATATTTTTTTTTGATATGTATATTTTTTTATTTAAAAAGATTCTGATATCATCAGAAGTTTTAAATGACTCTTTGCTCATACTAATTGAATACATTAAAGTTTATTTAAAGTTTTATTGGAAAAATTATTACGATAATTATTATAATAAAGTTAATATTATAGTACCAATACTAAACATATTGTAATGGTAAAAAAAAAATCTTCTCAAGAAAAACATGAAAGAAGAAATGTAAAATGCCCTTTTTGTAAAAATTTAATCAGAACTAGAGAAAAATATATTTGTCAATGTCCTGTAGGAGAGGGATGCGGTAAAAAAATAGAAATAAAGGAGAATGAGATCAAGATATGAGTTATATTATTCTAAGAGAAAATATACTCAAAAGAGATAATCATACATGTCAAATATGTAATTCATCAGATAAAAAATTAGAAGTTCATCATATAATTCCTAAAAGAATGGGAGGAAGAGATATTGAAAATAATCTTGTATCAGTTTGCAAATCATGCCACAAAAAAATTGAAATTAAAAGACCTAGAAAATTGTTAAACAGAATAAATAAACTATTTGGATTTAGCGGTAGTATTAATTCAAAAGAATACATGTCAAAACTATTTCTGATTGAACCATTCAAGACAATACAAAAAGACTATAATTTTGACTTTAGTAAAAATTCAAACTGTATTAGATTTTCAATAGCACTTACATTACTAAGCAATCCTACATATATTCAAATAGAAAACGCTATCAAGTACTCAAGAAATTCAGACTCATTTGACCTGTTGTTAAGGGATGTAATAGAAAAAAGGAGTGAAAAATAATGTCAAGTCTAGATGAAGCAATGAAAAAATTAACAAAGGAAAAGCATGACGCATGTGATCATTCTGAGCAATATATGTTTAATATTACAAATGTAATAAACTGTCAAGATGGGAGACAGTGCTCAGAATGCGGAAAGTTTTTTCCAAAAGAGGAGTTTAAAGAAAAATGACACTTGTAAAATACATGATTGAATATTTGAAAATAAACAACAAGACAAACAAAGCTGAAATTGTATTCAAAAGGGTCCCAACACAACAAGATATAGATATGTACATAAAAAAAACACAGGAAAATAAATCAGATCAACATCCATCAACCACTCATTTCTTTGGACCAAAAGAGATGATAAATTTCTTCCATCTGCATAATCATGCCGATGATGAAATACAATTAAATCAGAATAGAATAGTTATACATCTTTCACTGAAGGAAGCTCAAGATAAAAAACTTCTAATAGGAAATATTGTTCATCTTAATATCCCAGAAAATCTTGAAGATATTATGAAATTAAAAGAAGGAGATAATATTTTTGACTGATAAATTCTGTCCAGACTGTAGACATCTTATGGGAAATAAAGGAAAATTAAACAAGTGCTATAACTGTAAAAAAACTTTTAGAATTACCGAAATCAAAATTTTCAGAAAAATAACGGAGTTCATACATGCCTGAAACTGAAACTCTTTTCACTTGTACCAGCAAGGTATCAGGATGGAAAGCAGTTATTGACGCATTATTTCAAATTCATGACGAGCCATATTTCCAAGTATCAGACGAGGGAATCCAATTTTATGTAAAGCATATTTCAGGATGGGCTTTGTTGTCACTGTTTTGGAAAAAAGAGAACATGACATATCTCAAAGTGAATAATGAATTATGGCAAAAAGATCTTGAAAAAAATAGCGACAAAAAACAATCTGTTAAATTTGTAGCAGCTGACATGGTAAAAATTCTCAAAAGATTTTCAAACAATGACGAGGAAATAACCATCCAATACACAACAGCCAGAGTCATTACAATTTCATCAGGAAAAAGAGAATTTGAAATCAGGACCATTGTAACAGAGCCATCTGCAGTATCAGGAACTGAATCATCACTTGATTACAAAGAGCCAACAATAGAGCATCAAGTATCAATAAAAATAGAGTCTAATAATTTTAAAAATGCAATACTTGACGCTATGATATTTTCTGACAACTCAAAAATTCAGACAAAAGACGGATCCATTACTATAATGTCAGCGTCACAGGATGGCAAGGCAAACATTCCAGTAATTGGAGAGATTACAAAGCAGGAAAATATCGAGACAAATTACTCACTTGAAATGATATCAAATATGGTATCATCACTCATTCCATTCTCTGTTAATATCATCATGGAATACTCTGAGATCAAACCAATGCTGTTAATTTTTGACATTAAAGATATTGGACTTCTCAGATATCACCTGGCACCAAGAAATATGAGTTGATGAGATAATGATTGAAAGAATAAAATATCCAAACTTTGAAAAAATAAATCAACTTGTGCATGATGAAATTGATATCAACTTTTACAAATACGACAATACATGGCAAAAGAAGCCATACAACGGTGCCAATTACAACGATAAAAAATGGTGGGAAAAAAGATTATTGAATGAAATGTTAGAACTAAAAAAAGCAAACAAAAACACTGACAGAAAAAACGAGCTTGTAGACATAATCGTAATCGCATCCTTTATGTTGGAGAATATTCCAATGAAAAAATTTACACTTACAGTAGTAGGAGGAGGTGATAATATAGTATGAAAGTAATAAAACCGAAAATCGGAACAGGTGGATATCTAAAAGCTCCGTATATAATTGAGCATAAGATCACAGAATTAAAGATTTTAGGGGATGCAGAAGAGGTCACATTTACAGGCAAAAACAAAGCAGGTGAAGAGGAAGAAATGACAAAAGTGCAACTCACAGTCTCATATGAAGGATACGAAGATAAAAAAGATATGCCAAACAAGTGGACACTCAATAACACAGCACTTGCAGCACTGATAGACATCTGGGATGATGATACGGACAAGTGGGTAGGCAAGATAGCAAGCATCACCATAGGAGGAGAAGGAGAGATGAAGCATATCAAAGTCGATACACTTAGAACTAAATAGAATAAAGATTAAGAAAAATCTTTACTATTTTTCCTTTTTTTTAAAAATCAAATGATACAATACACATAGGAAACAAAAAATGAATAAAAAAGATAAAATTAAAAATTACAGAAAAACAGTGGCCGAGAGGCTGTTTAATTCACGATGTTTTGTATGTCACAAGAAATTTGGAAAAGGATTCGGATGGCATCATATAAAATACAAAAAGAATGAAAAAATTTACAGTAATTTTAAAAGCAGTCTGACTTATCAGTTGTATATTCTACCAATAATAGAAATGCGGCCTGATGACTTTAGACTTTTATGCCGAGGTCATCACAGATTGACAGAGATTCTCAAGAGATTCAAGCCTGAAAGATTTGAGCGTCTGACTGATGTTGTAAGAGAATCAACGAGAGACATAAGATGAGATATGAAATTCTTTTCAATGTTCTCAGGGATTGGCGGCTTTGACAAGTCCCTCGTCGACAACGGACACGAATGCGTCGGAGCCTGTGAAATCGACAAGTACGCAGCATCAATTTACGCTAAGCAGTTTCCAGGAGTACCAATTCACAAAGATGCAACAAAAATCAACACAGAAGAACTGCCACATATTGACTGTATCGTCGCAGGATTCCCATGTCAGACTTTTTCTATTACGGGCAAAAGAGGAGGATTCAATGATACACGAGGAACTTTATTTTTTGAAATCACAAGAATTACTAAGCGAAAAAAACCATCTGTTTTACTCCTTGAGAATGTCACAGGCCTACAATCTCACGATGAAGGGCGTACGTTCAAGACCATACTCAGAACCATTGATGAAATCGGGTACGATGCGGAATGGACTGTGTTTAACAGTAAATACTTTGTTCCACAAGACAGGAAAAGAATATACATTGTCGGACGTCTTAGAGAAGAATCCGAATCCGAAATACTTTTTGTCAGAAGCAACACAAAAAAGAATCCTGACACACGATCAAAAAGTAAGACGCATAAACAGAAAGAACTCCAAAAAGCAAGAGACATATTCATTGAGCAAATGGATATCGAGTAACGAGAATAATAATACGGAGAAGGATATGAGAATGTACGCCATACCAGTGCAACTGGCTCACACCGGCAACAAAAGAAAATTCATAAGAACACATGACGATACTACTTTCACTCTTGACACTGGCAAGAATGTTGGTGTGTTTGATGGTATAAGAATAAGATCACTCACTCCAGTAGAGACAGAGAGGCTGCAGGGATTCCCGGATAACTGGACAAAGTACGGAAAGGATGGCGATCTGATATCAGACAATCAGAGATACAGATGCACCGGCAATGCAATCACTGTGAATGTTGTGGACTGGATATGTAACAACATCAACAGATATTTTTCAAACAAAGAGGAGACTACAACACATGACAACTGACTTTAACAAGTGGACTGATTTCTGGCGAAATGATGTCGGAGTAAATGTGATACCGGCAAATTCAAAGAAAAAAATTCCAAAGGTTGAATGGAAAATATACCAGGACTCACCAATTCCACAAGAGATTCATGACACTTGGAAGAGCAAGGGATTATTCAATGATGGAATGGCAGTTGTATGTGGGAGAGTATTCCACAAACACCAGGCAGATGAGCTATGGATAAACATGATTGACTTGGATAATCTGACAGGAATAAAGGAATTCTGCGGAGAGCTGTCACTGGAAGAAATTGCAAAAGATACTATAGTGGAGCAGCATGACAACAAGTCAAAAGCTCATATTTATTTTTACAGTCGCTCACCGATAGCATCCAAGCCGCCAGACTCTACAAGAAAAAAAGAGATTGATTCAGATTCAATTCCTGCAATAGAGATAAAAAGCGGAGGAAAATTTCTGTCATACTGCTCACCAGGACCACACAAGGATGGATCATTACTTGATATCATTAATAGCAAGATACCAAGCCAGATAAATCCAGCAGCAATAGAAAATAAGATACGTAACATATGCAAAAAATATGACATCACAACTTATTCAAAGAGTGATTCAAATGTTACAACTGCAGAAAAACTTGCAAACATTTACGGAAAAGATGAGCGAGTTCTTGAAGGACATAACAGATCAGAGTTTCAGCTTGTATCAATAGAATCAATATTTGGAAGGCTCTATGACTTGGAATTTCCTGAGGAATTTTACATGACACTGGCTCGATACATTAATAATAATAACATGACTCGTCCCTATCCTGAAAAAAAAATACAAAGCATCGTGACTCAAGCGTTACGATACGTGAAAGATGACAGGGAAGCGAATGATGAGGATGATTACAAGAAAATAATGACAGGAACTCAACTAACAGAAAGCCGCCAGTCTGATGCATTCTGGCTAGTAGATTTTTACATCAAGAGGAAAAAAATTGTTGATACTGATGAGATCATTCAAAAGCTTGCAGCATGGCAAGGTACCATCACTACCGGAGAAGCAGGTGAGGAGACAATATCTCCAAAGAAAATTGTAAAGCTATCCTGGGAGAACAAGGAATTATTCGGGCATGTAAAAAGAATCTGCAGAGAGCACGGCTCAGCACTTTGTAATATCTTGCTCTCAAAAGATCAGGTCATAGAATGCGCAGAGTGGATGATTAGCAGATATGACATAAAGAGACTTGACATGGACGGCAATCTGATATATTTTGATGGCCAATGTTACTCCTACAAGACTGTATCACTGATTAATATCATGACCAATATTATAATTCCTCACACCAGAAAATCGGGAGCATCTGATGTATTGGATTATTGCAAAAGAAATTCTGTTCCGATACATCCTGGAATGATTGAAAAGCATTCTCATTTGAAATGCCTTGAGAATGGCACATATGATATCAAGTCAGGTATATTCAAAAATGAGCATTCTCCTGATAATATAATTCTCAACAAGATTCCACACAAGTATGATGAAAGCGCAACTCCTGGAGAGACAGAAAAGATACTGAACAGCATCATATACAACAAGAGAAACATGTCAGTATTTCATGATTACATGTCAGTCTGTT